TTAATTTGAAATACTTCTATGCGTGTATTGCTAAAAGCAATTATATATTGTTCATCGTCTGAAAATATAAATGGTTCTATTCTTACTGTCTGTCTTAGATCAGATGAATAAGCAGGAGCAGATGCAAAGTTATGCCAACGTTTAGTCCCCGGTCTTTTGGAAACTCCACCCTCACCACGTATAAAGAAGTTGCGAACTTTCTCTGCTGCATTCTTGTAGACAGCCGTATCGGTTCTTGAGGTTAATGACGGACTTATCTCACCAAACTGAAAACTATTTTGAGGTACTCTTATCCTTGCCATTAACTCAACCTATTTGTTCTGAACCTCGTGGTTGTCAATCCTCTTGATGTTTGTTGCTGACTGTCAAGGTTTCTTGCTTTAGCCATTAACCTTTCTGCCTTTACTTCCATCATCTCCATAAGCTTATCATCTCTAGCTATTGATGTAGCAAATACAGATGCCAATGAATATTGAACAGCTAAGGAAAAGTAAGATGGGAAGTCTGTCTCAGGTGCTCTATAAGTATAGTCAGCTATTAACGTATCGTTTGTTGTAGAGTCTGAAAAGATTTTGTCGCCATATACTGTGTATATAATTTTATTATCATTAATTGTAATTGCATGAAGCATAAGAAGATTGCTTGGAAGTTGATGTGCTATAGCAAATCTACCAGTAGGTGTATCAGATAACTGATTTAATGTAGCTTGCTCTGTTGCAAACCTCCATCTTGCTACACACAAAGATGACCTAACGACATCTTCATACATGTTAGACGCAACCAATGCTTCAGTTGAACTGCTTTCAAAAGAAGTAATTGGCTCTGCACCGATGAGCACTAAGGCTCTCGATGCAATGTCCAACGCTGAATCAGATGCCGTTGATGCCATTTATTTTAGTCACTATCTGTTACTGTTATTGCAGTACCATCTGCAATATCAACAACCGAACCAGTGTTTGATAACACAACTGACAATGCGATTGTTGGTGCGTCGCTATCATATACGATAACTAAATCACCGACATTCATCATGCCTGCTGCATCATTAAAATATCCAGATGCACGCACTGCTGATAATGCATCAGTGCTTGAGTAGTACCACATATTGTAGCCACCACCACCTGCCATGCGTGTCAATCCATTAGAAGAATAAGCCATGATAAATCTCCCTATCCGTTGTTATCAAGAAGTTCATAAATACCATTGTCATCTATGACACTAGCACCCATGGACATCATTGAAGTTGCAAGGTGAGAAACTTTCTCTGGTACGTAATTTAACTCAGTAGTTACATTAGCACCAATACCTAAACCTACAGAACTTGTGTGATACGCTAAGTTCTTTCCTGCTGTAATAGCAGAAGTAGACATGATGTTAAAACCTAGAAAGTTCTTCATGGTCATTCCACCTGCGTATGGTAAGTTCTGATCACCTACGTAATCTGATGATGCAAACTCTTCAATTAAGAAAAGATCAGCAAAACCTTTAGGATGCATAGCAATATAACGCTGTCCATCTTCTGGAATGTTTGCTGTACCAAATGTTTCAAATGCAGATAACAAGTCTGCTTTTTCAACAGCACTACTTGTATCATGTAATTGAGTTGAGTTAGCACCTGCATCCATCGCAGTGACAAGAATCTCGTCTGTCTTACGACCTAATGCAGCAGCAGCAGAAGTTGCAATAGCTTGACGCTCATCAATGTTTGTCTTGAGTTCGTCTAACTTGTCAATGTATTCTGCAGCATAGTAGTCTGCTAACGTTGCTTCTACTGTAGTATGTGTTAGTTCCATTGGAGTTACCATACCATTTCTTGATTTAGTTGAAGCTGTTCCAGTACCGATTTTTTGAAAGCGTACAACGCTTCCTGCAACATTGCTTACGTTACGAACAGTGTTCATTAACTTAGAACCCATTCTTTGATAAGCTAAATGTACCTCGGACTCGAACTGCTTAATAAAGGCTGTGTCTATTGTATTAGCCATTATGTAGTCCTTTCCCTGCATATAGCAGATTGTTGTTTTAGTTGCTCTCGGTTATCTGCTCTTTGCTTCAACTGGTTATCCGTTAGGGCCATCAGCTTATTACAGGCCGTGTATCCTCAATGGATGGCATATAATAATTATTCTGACAACGCACAAATCTAACTACTTGAAAACCATTTTGCATTATTATATCAGGAAGTATGTCAAACCCAAGGTAGCCAAGCCATGAAAGAGTTTTGTAATGATCTACAGGACAAACATTTTCCAATAAATAATACTGACTTTGAAAGTACTCAACTATAGATGGAGAAAATTTCATGAATGTTTTTGGATACTTCTCTACTTCATAACTACAAAGCATCCATATCCTACCAACAAGATCATGTTGTTTAACTACACCAAACATCATAACAGGCTCGTCGTTTAACAAAGCAGTATAAGTTTCAGCTGTATCCTCTTGAAATGGTTGCATTAATGCACGCCAAGGATTTACACCTGCAACCACACACTCTCTTACATCTGTCGATCTTAAATTACTTTGTAGTCTTTCGGCATGACTTGGTCTTGACTTTACAATAAAGGCATCGCCATACTTACCTACCCCCGTGAAGTCTCTGCCAGTCACTGTTTACCTCCCTAACAAATGCTTCATCACGTCTACCCTGTTGCCAGTATCTTGGGTCTTTCATCTTAGCTTCAACATCAGCTTGACTTACTTGACCTGCAGGCACACCAGTAGGAGATACAGTGCTTCCTTTTGTTTGCTCGATTACATGCTCTAATGCTTTAATACCTGCAGCACTTGAACCTAATGTTGCTACTGCTTCTTGCATAGCAGGATCAGGAAAGAACTTGTTCATCCATAACTGAACAGCTTCAACTCTAGCTGTTGCGTTATCTCCTAGTTCTTTCGATACAGATTCAAGATCAACCTGTTGACCACCTACTGCATTAGCGTACTTTTCAATACCCTCTGCAAATTCATCTTGGCTTAATCCATTCTCCCATGAATAGTTAGACCACCAGTTAAGTAACTCATTGTCTACAGCCTCAGCTTCATCTATAGATTCTGGTAATACATACTCACCTACTGACGCAGGTCGTTCTGCAAAAGCTTCTGTTTCCATTTCTTCCATAAGCTTAGTGCGTAATTCTTCTTCACCTTTACCAAGCTTACCCTCTAGTTCACCATATGCCTTTGCCATATCGGCAGGGTCACTAAACTTTTCAGGCAACCATTCAGGTCTAGCAGGTGCAGCTTCAGTAGTTACAGCCTCTGTTGTTTCTGCTGTTGCTTCAGCAGGTGCTTCACTTTGTGTTTGTAGTAATGTTTCTTCCATGATTTATCCTCTCTGCATGTTGAACACGTTTGGCAATTAATGCCACTAAGTATCTTTGTCCCTCAAGATGCCTTAACTCTTCAGCAGATATATTTGCTCCAGTTATTGCTTCTATGGTTATGGACTTCAGATATTGTAAAGTAGCCAGACCACTGGGGGAATTAAAGGTACTGGCTAAATCTTGGGAAATCTTTTCGTCTTGTTCTTTTGAACGAGGGTATCCATCAACCCCCAAGTGCTTGGATGTTTGGGTTTGCATTCGGGTCTATTCCTGTTTGTTGTTGCATCTGTTGTGCCATCTGTACCATCTGCTGACGCTCACCTACATCACGAATCAAATGGTCTGGCACACCAAATTTCTTGGCTAGATAGATAGCAGTTTCCTCTGAGGAGACAAGGAGATTAACTACCTCTGGACCGAAACGGCCTGCAACCATTTCGAGAAACCTATCTAGGGAAACAATGTCTTGATTAGATTGTGCCTGTGCCAGTGGGGAAACACTTTTTATCTTTACTTCTCTACCATTAACAGTAGGTATTTCTATCCTACCTTGCTTTGATAAAAGATAAACCACACGTTGAAGAACAGGCTGAACCATCTCTGCTTGTAGTCTGCCAAATGCAGAACCAATCTTCCTAGATAAATCAGCCATACGTTCTGCTACCTCAGTAGCTGATGCAGGTGTTTTGTTCGGATCACCAAGCATGTCATTATACAATGCTCGTTTAATATTGTTACGCATATCATTAAGAACTAGATTAGCAACATCAAAGTTACCTGCTGCTCTTATTGGTTGTAGTCCTTGGGAGTTAGGTGCTTTAGGTATTACAGTTCCCGGCACTAAGTTAATTGTATCTACGTTGATAACACCATCATCATCCATCTGATAGATACCTGATATAGCCATCTGTGCATTCTCAAGAACTAATTCTATTGTAAGGTTAGCAGACTTAATAGCACTTAATGCATTAACGGCAGGGCCTCTGCCATATACTTCACCACTAGCTTTACTCCAACGGAATGCAATAAAAGGATTAGAACCTACACCTGAGTATTCTTCCTGTAGTATTAGTTGCTTATCACCACACTCAATAACCATATAACTATATCGTTCTTCGTTTGGTTTATCATATAGCTTACAAGATACTTCTAGTATTTTACATTTACTATCAGGATACTTCTGTATCTTTTCTAATGTCTTAGTTGAAAACGTACCACGTGGATATGCTACAGGTAAATCTTCATACTTTAATTCTCTTTCTCTATATACATGATCAACCATACCACTTGGCCCAACATCTAATACAACATGTGGTAATGGTATAGAATGAAAACGTATAGGATTAATAGCATCACCCTCAGTAACAGCAAGTACTGCCGTACCTAAAGCAAGGTCTATAAAACATTCATGAATCTCTTGTGCAAAGTTAGATGTCTGCAGTACCTCAAAGATATACTCAGTAACTTTATCTAACTTGTTATTAATATCATCAGCTTCTTCTGGTGGCACTTCACTGCCTGCAACAAAGTCTGCCCATCTAGCAAAGTTAGGAACTAATCCTGACTGTAGTCTTGATGCAAACTCTTGAACGCCAACGACTGCTGTTTCATCAAAGATTCGATCATCACGTCTTTGACCGGGCGTATAATTCTTAAACCCTTGTCTTTGTGGGAGGCAGTACTCAAAGATTTCATCGTAGAGTTCTTCAAACTCACGTCTGATTGTTTTGGCCTTTTCGTATTTAGCCATATAGCTTTGAGCTAAATCAATCATTAGGAATCGTACCTATTATAAAAACCAACACCACCACCTGAGCCAGTAAGTAATGATCTTCTACCAGTACCCTTACGTTTTCTTGAAACTGTTTCTTCTAATGCTTCCTGCTTCATTTCTTTAGTCTTTACTTGCTCTTTAGCTTTCTCAGACTCACGTTCCATTTCTACTTCTGGATCGGGTGCAGGTGGACTAGGTGACCTACTTGGAAGACACATATATAACTCCTTTTCTTTTAGCCATAACTATAACATAAATATAACGCAACGCACAAACGTTACATTCTTGACCACAGTCCTTGTCGTCTTTGTTGTTTAGGTTGTCTAGTAAATACATCAAAGTCCTTGCGTGCATTGAATGCACTGACAGTTTTGAACTGACCCATCACTTGTCTGCCCTCACCTGAGCCTAACATTAAATATTGCAATGCGTCATGTATATGTGAGAATCTATCCTTTGCAGGTTTGTCTTCATAACGTTCACCTGATACTTGCATACGTCTATAGTGATAGCCACCCTCAAACCCTTTGATTAATTCTTTACACCTGTAATCTATAAGTACACCTGACTGCCCATCAACCATACGTTGCAATGGCCCTGATACAGATTCAAGTCTAAGAGATACGTCATTACTATGAGTTGGTCTGGCTTTAAGACCTGCACCTCTAAGTATTTGGAATGGAGTACTCTCATCAGTCTGTGCTCTAAAGTCACCTGCAGGATCACCAAATATATTAACTTCACAGTTAGCGTAACGCATTGCTATCTCTTGTCTTAGCAACTCAGCGAATCTAACTATACCCATATCAAAAGCTACAATCTCTTGAAGCAGAAGCCAACGACCTCTTACCTTTTGTCCAAAGACTGCAGCAGGGGTCAAGCCAAAATCTAATCCAATAAATAAAGGCATACCATCTGCGACGGGTATCTCTTCGTTTGCAACATGGACATCTGTTCTAAACATATTATACACAGGCTTACCATCTTGGATATGACCTAGTCTGTTCATTACATATACATCTATCCAACTCTTTGTCTTACCTTGTATCAAGTTAGGATAGTAACTGTCCATCATATGTTTTTTGTTTTCAGCTACAGGATTAGGATTATACTTTACTATCAATCCCTCTTCATCTTTATCTTCTAACATAGCTGAGGGTTGAGTATAGAACCTCCAGTTGTCAGGCTTAACAAGCATCCTAGATTCTTCAGAACTAATATGATCAGGTATAGGAACTTCGCCTGCCATGATTGGCCACCAATGATCTTCTTCGGGGGCGTTCGTATCTGCAATAACCCCAGTCCAAGTCGGACCTCCGTCTCTCATAGATGGGTATCTACCAACACGCATAGTACATGCATCAATAATTGACTTAGGTATTTCCCTAGCCTCGTTAATCCATATGCCAGTTAGTTCGAGCGAGAGGAGTTTCTTAACGTCTTCAGGTCTGTCGAGTGCAAGGAATATAACCTCCAACTCCAAATCACTCTTGGATATTTTGTGCGTATATGGAACTGACCAAGAGAACCTACCCCAATCGTCTTCCGGAAACCAGTCCAACCAAGTTTTAATCGTGGTAGTACGAAGCTGAGGATTGGTATTTCTGATAATCGCCCACCTACTTTTGCGTTTGCCATCTGGTGATTTCTCCTGCATTAAGGCTCGTCTGAATACTTCTACACAGCAAGCCACTGATTTACCTGAGCCAACTGGCCCTCTTAATCCTCTGAAGAAAGTTTCATCCTTTAAAAAAGACTTACATATTTCTCCATCAGGTTTGTATTTAAAGTTGGTCAATCCTCATATCCTTGCCGACTTTAGTTAGTCTTTCAATAACATCAGGTGCTATTGCTGCAATCATTTTGTCTGCTTCATAATCAGTACAGAACTGTTCGGGATAATGTTTAAAGTGTACTTGCTTAACAACTATACGAAGTATGTCTCTGTCTTCTTTGTTAAGCTTATGAAGTCTCATTTAACAACTCGTGTTATATTATCAATCTGTTTCTTCTGCAAACAACGGCAGTACTTGTTATAAAAATAATTGCTTATCTTATTAAAAAATCTAAAAGTTTCAAAGTAAATATTAATCATTGTCCATCCTATGTGTAAGAGCGAAAGCTTCTCGTTTTGCTTGCAATCTTTTTGGGCTGTTTAGATACTTGTTTATTTCTTCTAACTGCTCTGCGTTTAGCAGCCGTAGTGGATTTGTATTCAGAGTCAGATAAAGCTTTAATTGCTTTCTCAGGTAGATAACGTTCGCCTGTTGCTTTACTCCCTTGTGTACTAGGTTTACCACTTTTGGTTCGCCATTTTTGTTTAGTCCAAGCACGCAGTGACCTCTGTGTTTTCTTTAACGCCATTTGTTATTAATCCATTTAACTGTTGCATAAACACCTAAACCTAAAAAAATATAAATGATTCCATCAAACCAAGACATCTCATGTAAGACTGTGACTAGGTCTGCTGTTATCCAATCCATCAGGAAGTATAACCCCCACCCTTAGATTTATATTGTTTGGCAAGCATCTGTGCTTTTCGTGCAGACCACTGCCCGGGTTTACCACCCTTGCCACCTGCCTTGATCCTACGGAAGATAGCTTTCCTCATAGTAGGTTTAGTATAATTACCTGCAGCATTAACAGCCATTACTTTTTCTTTTTCTTCATAATCTTTTTCTGTAAAGCAGCAGGCAATGTCTTCTGCTTACCAGTTAATAAACTCTTCTTCTTTGGTGGTCTACCTTTAGTAGAACCATATGTACCTTTACCCATCGGCATAATATTATCCTTTCTTCTTTTTTGCTTTGTTTCGTTTAGATATTGCCCTAGCCTTTGCTCTTGCATCAGCCGAACTAGATGCACCCCATGCTCTCAGGGATAATAACTTCCTTGTAGGTTTACCTTTGGAATCTCTGTCAGGACCTTTGTTGCCTGCCATCCTCGCTAAAAAAGATGCACGCCTTGGATTGTCTCCACTCTTAACAGGTGCTTTCAATGTGCCTTTCTTATAAGACGCACGACCCTTTGCGTTTAATCCACCCTTGGGATTCTTGCCTGCTTTTCTTGTCCATGCCGGTGTTGCCATAGTTTAGTTATCACTTATGTTGTTTGATGGCTCAATGCACAAACGAACCTTTTGAGCAAATAATGTTTGTTGTAG